TTGTTAAGCAAAGCTTTTCCTCTGCAAAGAATCAAGTGCGTTGGATGTGCCAACAAGAAGATGAGTTGGTATTTTACGCAATGCTAGGGCATGATGCCCACTTAAGGGGGGAAGATACAGTCAAGCTACCATCAATCCCCACAACGGCAAACGATAGGGATAAGTGGTTAGGGCATTGTGAACTTCTTAAAAGTGCTGGTGCTTTGGAGATGGCATACGATGCTAAGAAAGGCTATGCCCTTAAATCTAACGACGATAACAGTTTGGTTTGCTACGACTTAGAAGCCGACGCTGTTGTTAAATACAAATCGTTTGATGAGTTGCCTGAGGGTATAGCTACTAAGTTTGCTATGTTTAAAGTTCTTCAAGACGACGAGCCTATTGCACAGTTTGGTTGCAAATACCGTGATGGCTATTTCTTTATCCCAAGCGTCTGATGTATAATCGGGGGGAGGTTGCCTTCATTGGTAATTTCCTTTCACGGGGTTGGCTTAACTCATCTGGTATATGTGACTTAAGTTGATGTGACCCATAAATGCACTAGGGCATAATCTACTTTACCTACGACCCCGCTTCGGCGGGGTTTTCTTTTGCCCTTTTCTAGTACAGGACAAGATGACAAAATGTCAGGATGTCCTAAGGGTAAATCCCTATAAATATATCTTGCACTTGGTTAGACTTATTGGTATACTCTGTCAATACTATAAGGAAACCGAAACCAAATGGCAACACCTGAGTCTAAGGTAAAAGCTTCTATCGTCAAGATACTACAGAAGCACGATGTCTACTACTTCTTCCCTGCTACTGGCGGCTTTGGTCGCTCGGGCGTTCCCGATATTATAGCTTGCTTTCGTGGTCAGTTCGTTGGAATTGAGTGCAAGGCTGGCGATAACAAGCCGACTGCGTTACAACAAAAAGAATTAAAAAAGATTATGACCTCGGGCGGTCATGCGTTTGTTGCAAACGAAGAAAACATTTCTTTCTTTGAGTCCTATTTCCATAGGTTTGACCTTGACGATGGTCGATGCTAACCAGTTCCCTCACTCTAGGATAAACAAAAAATGAATGATGGCGTAAAAATTTTGCTTGAAAGAATGAAGACCCACCCTGAGGAGTTTGCGGGGGATAGAGAAGGTAAATGGAGTCATTTAATTCAATCTTACAGAATGTTTTTAGCTGTGGACGACTGGCAAGCCCTTGAAAAAAGTATGAACGCCCTTATGCAGCAACGCTTTACTGAGAAAGTATTAGAAAAACTTGTAAACCCCGATAGAAAACTAACACGGGAAGAAAAAATACCTTTTAGGGGAAAGATCCCTACAATACCTTCGATAACTATTGAACAAACCGAGCACTTAAGAGCCCGCCTAGATGCTTTGGCTGTAGGACAAACTCCTATTGCTGGAGTAACGCAGACTTTATGAACATAATTACCCTAGACTTTGAAACCTATTACAGTAGGGAGTTTAGTCTTACTAAAGTCACAACAGAGGAATATGTCCGTTCGGATATGTTTGAAGTCATAGGTGTAGCCGTTAAGGAGAACGACAATGATGCAGTTTGGTTTAGTGGGACACATGATGAGATTTCTAAGTTCTTGTATAAGTTTGATTGGTGCCATTCTTTTGCTCTTGCCCATAATGCTATGTTTGATTCCGCTATCCTTACTTGGGGGTTTGGTATTAAACCGATGGCTTGGCTTGACACGCTTAGCATGGCTCGTTCGACAGATGGGTTGGAAGCTGGAAACTCCCTTGCTAAACTTGTGGAGCGCTACAATCTTGGCACAAAAGGAACAGAAGTCCTTGACGCATTGGGTAAAAGAAGGGCAGATTTTTCTTCTAACGAACTTAATGCGTATGGTAAGTATTGCATTAATGACGTGGAACTAACCTACAAACTATTCTTTATCCTCGCCGACCGCTTCTCAAAATCAGAACTACAACTAATTAACCTTACGATCAAGATGTTTTCTGAGCCCGTGCTTCAACTAAATACACCGCTACTTGAACAACACCTCATGCAAGTGCGGACCCGCAAAGAAAAGTTACTTGATGCTTGCGTATCAGATAAAGATACCCTGATGTCAAACCCAAAGCTGGCTGAATTACTTATATCTCTTGGGGTTGAGCCACCTATGAAGATAAGCCCCGCCAACGGAAAGGAAACGTATGCTTTTGCCAAGAACGACGAAGGATTTAAAGCCCTTATGGAATACCCTGATGAGAGGGTTCAAGCCATCGTTGCCGCACGACTTGGAACTAAAAGCACACTTGAAGAAACTAGAACAGAAAGATTTATCCAAATATCCCTACGGGGCAGGATGCCAGTACCTCTTCGTTATTATGCTGCTCATACTGGTCGTTGGGGAGGCGATGACAAACTCAATTTACAAAACCTACCTCGCAAATCCCTCTTAAAAGATTCTATTATTGCCCCTAAAGGACATGTTTTAATTGACGCCGACTCTTCACAAATTGAAGCAAGAACAGTTGCATGGTTGTCGGGTCAAAAGGATTTGATCGAAGCGTTTGAAAGGAAAGAAGATGTCTACAAGATCATGGCGTCAGCTATATATAACAAGGATGAAAAAGAAATCGACTCGGGCGAAAGGTTCGTCGGCAAGACGACGATTCTCGGTGCGGGGTATGGCATGGGTAGTAAAAAATTTGCATTACAACTCAAAACTTTTGGCGTGGAAATTGCGGATGAGGAAGCGGCTAGAATTATCTCGGTTTACAGAGCCACTTACTCCCACATACCCCGACTGTGGAAAGAAGCTAATAGCGCCCTTGATGCGCTCACACAAAAGAAAACTGCGCCTGTCGGGTGTCAACCGCAAGCACTTAGCCTTACGGAATCAGGTTTTTTATTACCTAGTGGACTTTACCTAAACTATCGTGACCTACAAAAAGATAGTGATGACCAATATAGCTACGCAAGTAGACGTGGTCGTATCAAGATTTACGGTGGGAAGATAGTAGAGAATGTATGCCAAGCGTTAGCCCGTTGTGTCATTGGTGAGCAGATGCTAAAGATTAGTAGGAAGTACAAGGTTGCCTTAACTGTACACGATGCGGTGATGGCTGTGGTTAAAGAAGAAGAGAAGGACGAGGCATTGGCTTACATAGAGGAGTGCATGAATTGGCGGCCGTCCTGGGCATTAACTCTTCCCCTTGCTTGTGAAATAGGTGTTGGTAAATCTTATGGAGAATGTTAATGATTGAAAAATTAGTAGAACCCCAAGCTTTAAATAACGATATTGCGGTTATGAAGATAATGCAGTTGATGGGGCAGTTAACCCCTAACGATATTGAGTATGTTTTAAAAGCAACCAAGCAAGTCTATGACGCTGTGCAACTAGCAACTAAGGAGCAATAAAATGGCATTAAAACCAAGATTAGAACCAAAAAGAAAAACAACGATTGAAGATACCCTTGGCATAAGTGTAAAGATTATTAAGGAAAACAAAGATGGCTCAGCCGATGCTCAAGTTACGTTTAATAAAGAAGGACTCGAAACACTTGTGCAGTGGGGTATCGTTAGTTTACTTGCCGCAGCAATTGATGAGTACCGAGTTAGACCCGATGAAGGTGGCAAAACTCCTGTTAAGCGCACTAGAGCCGTTGTCAAAAAAGCAGCGAGCGTTGTCAAGAAAGCAACTAAAAAATGACCGCTAAAATTCTACCTTTTACAGGCGGTACAACCGATGACATCGACGCCGACACCGTATTAGAAAACAATAAAGGTGAGTACGAGTGCGTAATTGTTATTGGCTACACTAAGATGGGTGCAGAACGATTAGTCTCTAGCACAGGTGACTCCGCTCTTATGGTGTGGTTACTAGAACGTGCTAAGAAAACAATACTTGAACATGCTGACTTGGACGACGATGAATGGGAACATTAATGGATTATGCTGAGTTCTTATTAGATATACGTAAAAACTTAAAAGACTTTGAAGATTGTATGTTAGAAAGAAAGTTTAAAGATGCCCAACTGTATGCAGAGTACGCATTGGTTGAAGCTAGATTGTTATGTTTGATAGCTAAAGAAAGCAATTCATGAGTATTACTTGGTCATATTCCTCGCTTGGGTTGTTTCAACAATGTCCTAAAAAATACTACCATCTAAGGGTAATCAAGGATATCAAAGAGCCTACAACTGAAGCTATTATATATGGCAAGGCAGTTCACGAAGCGGCTGAGCATTACATAGGAAAAGGTACACCAATACCTGAGAAGTTTTCTTATATGGTTCCAATATTGGATGTGCTTAACGCTATACCAGGTGAGAAGCTAGTCGAATATAAGATGGGATTGACCAAGGACTTAGAACCTTGTGGTTTCTTTGACAAAGAAGTTTGGTTCAGAGGTGTAGGAGATTTAGTTATTGTAGAGGGGGACTTAGCCCACGTAGTTGATTACAAGACAGGAAAGTCTAGTCAGTATGCGGATACTAAGCAGTTGGAATTGATGTCATTGGCTTTGTTCAAGCATTTTCCCAACATTGAAAGAGTAAAAGCGGGTCTAGCGTTTGTAGTATGTAACGACTTTATTAAGGCTAAATATAACAAGAAAGATGAAAAGGTTTATTGGTTGCGTTGGAAGCAGGAAACAGATCAGTTAGAAAAGGCTTTTGAAAACAATTTGTGGAATCCAAAACCTAACTTTACTTGTAGGAAATTCTGCTCAGTATTGGAATGTGAGCATAACGGGAGAGGGAATTACAGATGAACGACGAAGACTTGAGGGATTGCTTTGCAATGCTTAGAAGCATAACAGGGGTGAGTGCAGAAGAATGTTATAGGTTTGCTGATGAGATGCTAGAAGCACGCAATAAAGAACCCGAACAAGAAGTAGGTATTGTTGCAGCTAAATCAAAAAGGAAAAAGAGTGCCTAGAGGTAGACCAAGAAAGTATCTATACTTTGACGAGATAGTATTAGAGACACTTAGAAACCTGCCGCCGACTGTAACTGAATTTGGAAAGCTAACTGACTATGCTCCTGTATCTAATTTACGACGAGAACCAAGAATTGATGCGAACGGTCTCAAGGCGAGAAGAAGCACGGGCGCTCGTAAGTGGGAGAGTTGGGTGGACGTTCAAACAATTACGTTCGAAAAAGAAATCGGTAGATTTGGGAAGTTTTGAGGAGGCATTATTTTGAACAATGAACCAGTAGCGTGAAAGGCACAAGAGAAATGATATACAAAACATTTGAAGAATGGAAAGCTGGTCAATGGTTAGAAGATGGAGAACCACGCACTAAAGCCTATACAGAAGATGAGTTGCTATTGATTGAAATGGGTTGGCAATATGGATTTGATGCTAGTAATGAGGTTGAGGAAGAGAAATGACTGAAGGTATTTGGATTGGATTAGCAATGGCTGGTAGTTTTGCTTTTGGATTCTATACGGCAATCTTTTGTATAAATTTAGCTTTGGAAAATGTAAGAAAGGCACAAGAGAAATGAAATCAGGATTATACGAAGCAAAGTTTGTATCTTACAGACCAGAACCAGACGAATTTAAAATGGCTAAAAGCAAGATACCTCCAGTATTTAAACCGTACGTGTCTCAACCACACCCGCAAGCACAACGTCTTAACGAGGCGCTAAAAAAATGACAGACCCAGTAAACCACCCAGTTCACTACACCGACCACCCATCGGGTATAGAGTGCATACAGATTACTGAGCATATGAATTTTAACCTTGGCAATGCCATTAAATATGTGTGGCGGGCGGGATTGAAGGGTAAACATTTAGAAGACTTAAAGAAAGCGGTGTGGTATATCAACCGTGAGATTGCTAGATTGGAGAAACAAAGTGGGCGATAAAAGAATAATAACAATTAAACCGTACAACCCTGAGTGGTATCCGCCTTGCTTTGAAAGCAGAATTAAGTATACGGAATACATGTGGCAATCACATAAAACTAACCAACCACACGACCCTATGAACCACTGCTTGGATTGCACTCGTGAATACAAGATACAGATGCTTAAAGAAAAAAGATGCGAGCATCCCGAGACTATTTTTGTAGTGTGGAAGGGTGCCCCTAGAAATCCAAAAGATATAGAAGGCGAGTTTTATACGCAAGAAGAGCCTGATATTCTTGGTATATCAAACAATAGTAAGTTTTGGGAAACTCCCGCATACGATCACGTCCCTGACAAACCAAAGGAGCCGCCCCCATGTCTTTAGAACCAATCCCATTTGCAGGTATGGTAGAGATTGACGATGAAGTAGCCTATTTAGATGCTATTGTTGCGGAAATGTACGGCAAAAACCCTAAAAATGTGCCAAAATACATAGTGTTAGGAGATGGAAGTCTCTACATTTTCCATAAAGAGGAAGACCGCTATGCCTTACGTGAACAAACCACGCCCGTACAAGAAAGAATACCAGCAACAGAAAGAGCGGGGGGAACAGCCATCCCGCAATGCACGGGAGAAAGCCCGATATGCGATGGACAAGAAGGGCATAGACCGAACGGGGAAGGATATTGACCATGTCATTCCCTTATCAAAAGGCGGTACAAATGCGGCAGGCAACCTTAAACTTAAATCGCCTAGCTCCAACCGCTCATTTAGCCGAAACTCAGACCATACAGTCAAACAAAACAAGCCAAAAAATGGCAAAAAATAATGTATATAAGTGGCCTGGGGTATACCCCCCAATGGAGCATCAAAAAGAAACATCAATATTTTTAGCAACAAACCAAAGAGCCTTCTGCTTTAATGAGCAGGGTACAGGCAAAACAGCATCAGCAATATGGGCAGCCGACTGCCTACTAGAACAGGAAGTTATAAACCGAGTTCTTATTATTTGCCCGCTATCTATTATGCAATCCGCATGGCAAGCCGACTTGTTTAAGTTTGCAGTTCATCGCCGAGTTAATATTGCGTATGGAGATAGAGAGAAACGCAAAGCAGTTATTAGAGGCAGCGCCGAGTTCGTTATTATTAATTATGATGGCATTGAAATTGTACGCAACGAAATTGCTGAAGGCGGCTTTGATTTAATTGTAGTTGACGAAGCTAATGCTTATAAGACGATTACTACACAGCGATGGAAAACACTCAATTCTTTAATAACACCAGACACGTGGCTATGGATGATGACTGGAACACCAGCCGCCCAAAACCCAACGGACGCTTACGGCTTAGCTAAGATGTGCGTGGCTCATCAAGTGCCTAAATTCTTTGGTAAGTTTAGAGATCAGACAATGCAAAACGTTGGTCGATATAGGTGGGTTCCTAAAGAAAACGCCAATGAAATTGTATTTGATGCACTTCAACCAGCAATCCGATTTACTAAAGAACAATGCTTAGATTTACCAGAGGTGACACATGTTTTCAGAGACGCCCCCCTTACTCCGCAACAGGCAAAATACTACAAACTTCTCAAAAAAGAAATGCTCATGGTGGCTGCAGGGGAAGAGGTTACATCTGTTAATGCCGCTGTTAATCTTAATAAACTTCTTCAAATTAGTGGTGGTGCTGTTTATTCTGACAACGGTAGCGTTGTTGAGTTTGATGTTTCTAATCGGTTACGAGTTATCGAGGAAGTTATTGAAGAAGCTAGCCACAAAGTTCTTGTCTTTGTACCGTTTACTCACACGATAGAATTATTAAAAACTCACCTAACAAAAGCAGGACATACTTGCGATGTTATTAACGGCGCGGTCCCAGTATCTAAACGCACAGACATATTTAAACGCTTTCAAGAAGATGAAAACCCACGAGTTCTTATAATTCAACCACAAGCAGCGGCGCATGGTGTTACATTGACTGCAGCTAACGTAATTATTTGGTATGCCCCTGTTACATCAATCGAAACATATTTGCAAGCCAATGCACGTATTGATAGAAAAGGGCAAAAGAATCCTATGACTATTGTACATATTAAGGGTTCTCCCGTAGAAGGAAGATTGTATAACTTACTACAAAAGAAATTAGATGTTCATGATAAACTAATTGACTTGTATAAAAATGAAGTTGAAGAAAATACTTGACAAGGTATAGCTTTAGGTTTAGTATTACATAAGTGGACAAAGATCCAATATAAATTATGAAAGGAAGTACATGGACGATAAACCGTCAGTTGATGCACTCGTTAACGTATACATAAAAATACGAGACGCACGTGATATTGCTCGTAAAGAAGCGGATAGAATTGAAACCGACTTTGAAGAGCAACTAGATATTATTAACCAGCAAATCTTACAAATCTGCGAAGAGACAGGCGCCGACAGTATTAAAACTGCGCATGGCACTGCTATCAGAACAGTTAAGTCAAGATACTGGACTAATGATTGGGAACGATTTTACGATTTTATTTTTGAACACCAAGTGCCTGAGTTATTAGAGCGCCGAGTTCATCAAACTAATATCAAACAATTCCTAGAAGAAAACCCCGACTTGCTACCCGCGGGGCTAAATGTGGATAGCGCATACTCAATAACTGTAAGGAGAAGCAAATGAGCGAACTAGCTCTGTTTAAAAAAGATTTACCCGACTATCTTAAAAAAGTCGAACTAGATGATGCTACTAAAGCCCTTATGGGTGGCGGCGGTGGAAGCAAACGTATTTCTTTGCGTGGCGGTAAGTTCCGCATGGTTGTTAACGGCGAAGAAGTAATGACTAGCAACAGTGATACACTAAGTGTTGTTGTAGTAAACAATGCTAAGAAAGTATCTCGCACATTTTATGCTGGTGCTTACAATCCTAAAGCCGAAGCTACTCCCCCTGATTGCTGGTCTAACGACGGTGATCGTCCTGATGCGGCTATTGAACAACCTCAGCACCATAACTGCAATGAGTGCCCACAGAATATTAAAGGCTCAAGTGCAGGTGGTGGTCGTGCTTGCCGTCACTTCCGTCGTGTTGCAGTAGCTCTTGCAGATAATGTTGGTGGCGATGTCTATCAGATGACTTTAGCTTCTAAGTCAATCTTTGGTAAAGGCGATTTAGATCACATGCCGTTTGAGCAGTTTGGTAGTTACGTAGCTTCACAAGGCTACAACTTAAACAACATGATTACTGAAATGCGCTTTGACCCAGATTCAGATACCGCTAAGTTATTCTTTAAACCTACTGATTTCTTGTCTGAAGAAGATTGGGAAGTAGCCAAGAAACAAGGCATGTCTCCATCAGCATTAAAAGCTATTGAGATGAGCGTACCTAAAGGTGATTCAAATGCTCCTAAGTTGGCTGCACCAAAGCCAGTAGCTAGAGAAGAAGCCGAGCCGATTGCTGAACCAAAGAAGCGCCCTGAGAAAAAAGCTGAAGCACCTACACCTAAGAAAGACATTAAGTCAATCATGAGTGGATGGAGCCAAGAAGAAGCATGAGTTTAAGAGGCTACAGCCTTCGGCTTTACAAAGCTAACCAAGAAGCGGACTCTGCATTAATGGGAGTTCAGCTTGGTCGGTATTGTATGTCTAAAGATATCCCTGTTGTTCAGATTGCTGGCAAGTTCAACGTCTCACGCATGACGATATATCAGTGGTTTACTGGGGCTGCAAAACCTAGTAAAGCTCGGGCTGAAAAAATAAAAACAATGCTAGAGAAGGCTTGCTTTAGCGCATAGTCTACCCCAGGGCAGCTAGTTTGACGGAACGAAAAGGGGGATGCCGACCCCCCTGCTGCCCTTCCTTTCTTTCGGTTTTGAGGTGATATGGCAACAACAGACTTATTGACAGCGGTACTGCCCACAGAAGGATGGTATTGCATTGTCGGTTTAAAACAAGCGGGGATTCCTAGACAAGTATTTGTCGAGACGCTTATAGAAGCACAAGATGAAATTAACAATCTGTTGTCTAAAAGCTTTGATGTTTATTTTGCTTGTGCCAAGTATGGCAACGACACCGATGGGCGTACGCAGAAGAACAGCACGTACTTTAAATCATTTTGGATTGACGTCGATTGTGGCTTGGGCAAGCCATATGCAGACCAAGTTGAGGGCTTATCGGCTCTCAAGGAATTCTGTGCGAAGGTGCACCTACCTTTGCCGACGGTCGTCAATTCAGGGCGTGGTATCCACGCATACTGGAGACTTACTCAAACCATTTCTCGCAACCAATGGAAACCCGTCGCCGACCGCATTAAATACTTATGTGAAGAGCACAACTTTAAAGCCGATGGTTCTAGAACTGCTGAGAGTGCTTCTATTCTTAGAGTACCTGAGACATTTAACTATAAACAAACTCCACCGCTTCCTGTGGAAATACTGGACGTGGCGAATGAGTCTAACTACGAAGACATAAAAAAGCTACTTGGTGTGCTTGTGGGTCCCGACTATATTCCACGGCAGTACAATCAAGATACAAACACCAAAAAGAACATTACTAGTCGGTTTAAAACCATCATGCTTAAAACCATTGATGGTACTGGATGCAATCAACTAAAGGATTTAGTAGAGAACCAAGCTACTCTTGACGAACCAAGATGGAGAGCGGTGCTTAGTATTGCTGCAAACTGCGTAGATAGAGATGAGGCAATTCATTTAGTAAGTAAAGATCACCCCGACTATTCTCACGCAGCAACAGAAAACAAAGCCAATAAAGTTCCTTATCCATACTCTTGCGAGAAGATGGAGTATTACAATCCTGGGCACTGCAAAGGCTGTACCAATTTAGGTAAGATTAAAAACCCTATCCAGTTAGGTAATGAGATTCTTGTAGCAGAGCCTGATGCTCCTATTGTTGTAGAAGCAGATGACGGTGTTAAGCATTCGTATAAAGTACCTGAGTTTCCGTTCCCGTATTTTAGGGGCAAGAACGGTGGTGTTTATCGCCAGCCAGCAGAGGAAGATTCTGAACCAATAACAGTTTACGAGCACGACTTGTATGTTGTTAAGCGCCTTAAAGACCCAAACAGAGGCGACTGCGTATGGATTAGATTGCATTTACCTAAAGACGGAGTGCGTGAGTTCTCTATGTCTCAAACCGATGCACTTACATTTGATAAGCTGCGTGAGAAATTAGCGTGGCATGGTGTGGCGGCACACAAAAAAGAGATGGAAGGGATTATGTATTACATAACGACATTCATTAAAGACCTTCAATACAGAGAAAGAGTGGAAATTATGAGAACACAATTTGGTTGGACAGACGACAATTCCAAATTTATTCTTGGCGATAAAGAGGTAGCTGCGGATGGTGCAACATATAGCCCGCCTTCTAGTGATACTGGTAACTTAGCAAACTGGATGCAGCCGACTGGGTCTTTAGAAGACTGGAAAGAAATTGTTAGTGTTTATAACCAGCCAGGATTTGAACCACATTCGTTTGGTTTCTTTACTGCGTTTGGGGCACCCCTACTAAAGCATTTAAATCTTAAGGGCGCAATCATTAACTTGATTAACAACACATCAGGCACAGGTAAATCTACAATTCTCAAGATGTGCAACAGCGTGTACGGTCATCCTGACGAGTTAATGCTCCAATGGAAAGACACTATGAACGCCATGATTCACCGTCTTGGTATTATGAATAACTTGCCTGTGACGATTGATGAGATTACTAAGCTATCAGGGGAGCACTTCTCGGACCTAGCCTATGGTATTTCACAAGGTCGTGGTAAGAACCGTATGAAGTCTCAGGACAACGCCGAGCGGATTAACACAACCAAATGGGCAACCATTGCTCTATGCAGCTCTAATGCTTCCTTCCAAGATAAGCTGGCAGCTTTAAAGTCTACCCCTGACGGTGAGTTCATGCGTTTGATTGAGTACCGTATTGAGATGACAAACAATTTAACAAAAGAAGAAGCAGATGCAATCTTTAATGGTCTTTATTCTAATTATGGTCACGCTGGTTTGGAATACACTAAATACTTGGTATCCAACCTAGAGTCAGTTATTGATACTGTTGGTCAAGTTCAGCAAAAGTTAGACGGCGAGATTGGTTTTACTAACCGAGAGCGTTTCTGGTCTGCCGTTGCTGCTTGTAATATTGCAGGGGCTTTGATTGCTAAGGACATTGGCGTACTGCCTGAGGACTTTGATATTGGTCGGGTATATCGTTGGATGGTTAAAGAATTAACTACAATGCGTGTAGAAGCTAAAGCCCCAGCTACAAATCAAGCCAGCGTTATTGGTGAGTTTATGAATGAGCATCGTGCATCTACTCTAGTAATTAATGGCGAAGCAGACTCTCGGAATGGTATGGAGCAATTGCCAATCGTAGAGCCTAAGTTCAATGATTTGTTTGTACGGATTGAGCCCGACAATAAGAAGATGTTTATTAACGCCAAGCAAATCAGGGAGTATTGCGCTAAAAATCAAATTACTCTTAAGGAAGTTTTAAAGGGCTTAGCAATAGACGGTATCTATAAGGGTTTGATTAAGAAGCGCTTATCCAAAGGCACTAAACTTGCTTCCCCACCTGTATATGCTCACGTATTTGACCTTGATAATGAGCACTTTTTGGATGCTGAGACCTATATAAACGCCCCAGATGTTGATCCACAGACTGCACTTTCACGTTAATTGGCGTAAATTCTTGGTTGGCGCTTCCTTTTTTATCCCCTGTTTGGACACGGAAGAGGCGTTAATCCAAGTAAAAAGGACAACTAAGAGGTTAAAGTTCCGGATTAAAGCCCACGTAGTAGTAGAAAAAGGAGTGCAGGGCTTGCGTGTTTGGCGGATTAAGTAGTATTATCGGGGTGTAGTCGTTTGGTTTCGGCTACTTCCTTTCAGTTGTTTTTGACCCCAGCCTAGTGCTGGGGTTTTTTATTGAGAGTAATCCCTCATGTTATTAAGCTGCCCAATGAGTTTCTTATTGATTGGTATGCCGCCTGTAACGTTAGCCAAAGCACGGTCTTGGTATTTACGTTGAACAGAATTAAATAGGGAGTCTGGGTCTATTGCTACTCCAGGATTTGTTTTATTAAACTTCTGGATTTTTTGGATTACCTTAGTCATCATAACTGTATCGTGACCGTCAACCGCAATAAAGAAAGCATTGAGTAGGTCGTTGTGGTGCGCAATAATTTTTTCATTAGCATTCTTCATTTCAAAAGTAGCTTTTTGTTTTTGTGCCGTATCTTCTGGAGAGAAGCCAAGCATCTGCGCTAATGCTTCTGCTGGAGTAACATTCTCATCTATAGTAGCGCCCTTCATGGTCATTGCTTTACCTTCGGTAAGATAGCGAGTTCCAACCATTACATTCTTAATAGCCGCAGGCATCATGCCTTCTATAGCACGCTCTGAGTAGCCATCTCTGTAATCTTTAATTGCTTTTACATACCCCATACCTGCACCGACAGTTGGGCCAAGTAAGTTAGTCATCAAGTTTTGTACGTATTGCACTTCATCCTGACTCTTTCTAACGTCTGGAAACCACATATCAGTTAAGTTAATACCCATACGGTCGGCAAAGTTGATTCCAGTAACTTTAGATGCAATACCACGAGACATAATGTCACCAGCAAAACCACCAAAGGTTCTGTTACACCAATTTTTGAACCAGTTCTCTGAATCAAAAGGCTCATCGTCATCACCAAACGCAGCGTGGAACGCCGATGCAACCCCTTGGAACACAAAGAATAAGGGTAAACCAGTAATACCAGCTGATGCAAATGTAAACGCCATCATGCCAGTAAACGTTTTAATAGCCTCGTTTTTCTCTAGCTTTAATTCAGCTTTCTTTTGTTCAATTGCCGCATCTCTATCTGCAGCGGGGGCTGTTTTTAAGCTCTCTTCAAACTGTTTTAGTTCGAGGTCTTGCCCAATACCAATAGCCTGATGCAAAGTCCTATACATAAGAACCGTCATGTGTTGAGGATACATTTTAAACTGCAGTATTACGTTTCTTAAGTCCCCACGGAAATAGCGTGGTTTGTTAATCGTGTTGTAGTTAAACATGGTCTTTTGTGTAAGATTACGTGCATCCTGTACAGCAGCATCATAAGCTTTCTCGGCAGTAAAACCCTTACCGCCTTCGCTTACTGGCGTTACATACTTGTTATATGCTAATTCAAACGAAGACATGAATGCTGTTTCACGGTTATATTTTTCAGCTGAGTGGAACGGCAAGCTGGCGTAGTACATAAACTTCTGCCATCCTCCAGTGTATTCGTTAGACGGCTGTTCACCAATAGATGCAGCCTCATGGGTTAAAGTAGTGTCAATAACCCCACGTCTAACTCCCTCGTTATACACATCAGCTAGGGTTTTCCCTTGTGGCAAAGCTATTTGATTGTCTTCAGTGCCGGTAAAAGTAACGTCTTCTAAACCAGCACGGGATAAAGACAAAAACTCAACTCTACCGTTTTCGTCATTTCGCCAGCCTGTGCCGCCAAGCATGCGGTTATATTTAGCCAGGGCCTTTGTAGTGTTAGCCATACCATACTTAGGCGCAGCATTAGGTATATAGATGCCAGGGATAGCTAAGGCATTTACGATTGCAGAAGCTGGGGAGGTTAAGAAATGCAAGAAACCAAACTGAGTTAAGCCTGTGGTTAAACCGCTCTGTTTAGGAGGTTCTAAGATAGCATTCTTAAGGTTAAGTTCTAGCTCGTTGACATAATCTCTAAGCCGATTGCGTTCAGCAAATGGGACTGTCTTTAAGAACGCACGGGCACCTTCAATCTTATTAAACAACTCAGGCATGTGCTGAAAACGAGCCCTTTGATAAGCCACACGCTGACGAGATACTGCAAACGCACGGAGCATATCTATACTTGCACCCGCCACATTCTTACGGTGCAGGAACATCTTTTGGATACTTTGTGCTGGAAGCGTCTCTAAATAATACTGGTCAAAGCCGTCTTTTAAGGCGTCACGTAAAGAGTTAACTTCATCAGCCTTGACAGCTGGGTCTGTGCTTGCAAGAATGTTGTCGGACTCGGCATCAACACGGTCTTTTAACTTCTTCAAATGCTCAACGTCGGCTAAGCGCTGACCAAAACCTTCGCTAAAGCCCTGACCAGAATCTAGTTCATTATCAGCCATCTCTTCAGTCATACCGCCATCAATAAGCTCCTGCCTTCTTTCTTCTAAAGCTAGATCTCTAGACCATGCGTCTTCAAACTGCATAAAGATTTTCTTTTTACCCCTACCACTTTGCAACCAATAGTCACCAAAACGTTTGATTGGGAAGTAGGGCTGAATCATTTCTTTAGTTAATTCTTTACGCTCAGCATCTATCTTAGTTTTTATGTCTGCTTCATCTGTGCCTCTAGCCTCTTCACGCTCTCTTAAACGAGCTAGTTGGATATTTACGTATTCTGTAGCGCGGCGTTCATAGAAACCTCGAACTTCTCTATAAATAGATAGCGCTTTATCCCCATCAGGGCCGCTAATCATATCCTGCCAAGCTTTACGTAAGGCGGTATTGTCGTGGTATTCTTTTAAAGGTCCGCTTAATCCAGATTTAGCAACTGCTTTTAATTGCGGCTCCAGGATGTCTGGATCCATTTTATTAAGCGTAGCCTCAAGCATCATCTTAGCAAGCTGCTCGGCTTTTGGTTTATTTGTTTCTTGTAGCCGGCTCCAGTCCCTAATTGCACTTTCACCCTCTGAAAGAATTTGGTTGCGGGTATTTATCATTGCATCTACTTCTCGGACATACTGCTGGAACTGTGGTAATTCCGAGCCGACTATATCTGTAAGCTGGTCAAGGGTTAAACCCCCTAGTAAATAACGGCGGTATTGCTGGTTAGTTGTATCTAAGAACTTAGATAAATTCTTTTTGTTTATGTCTTTCCAGCTAAGTTTGCCGGCACGTAGAGCCTTAAACAAATTGCCTAAACTAAAGCGCTCGCTAGTATTAACCTTAAAGTTGCCGTTCTTGCTGACGTTGTATTTATCAGGAGCAAGCATTGGCTGGTTTAGGTTAGAGTCTGTATTTGTATTAGCTGAGAATAAAACATCAGCGTTTGCCATAGTATGGAATAGGACGTTATCGCCACCAACTAAACCATATACAAACTGAATAAACTTAGACCATGCGGACTGATTAGAGTCCATGGCGCGTTTCATGTCTCGTAATTCTCTTTGGAATTTTGGGTTGCTAAATGCTTCTGAAACAAACTCATGCAAGTCGGTATACCCATAAACGCTTTGATCCTTAGCGTTTGCTTTAGCGTAGTCAAACAATTCTTTTAAGTTAGCAAGCGCCTTTTTTTGGGTTGCGTTTAATAAATGCTCGTTAGAAATAGCCCAATGAGAAGCGGCGTGAGTTACTTCATGTACAAAAGTATGGTTAGTTGTTGGCTCACCTAATGCGGTATTAAAGGATGCTGTGCGGTTATAAAACATACCGGGAGCAACCAAAGCGCTTAAACCTTTGCTAAATGCCTTTGTTATATCGTTAAGGTCTTCTTCAAACCCACGCATGTCAACGTTAAACTTACCTGTTTTTAGCTTATAGAAAGACTCCGACATTTGAATAACGGGAGTGTGCATTTTTCTTTGGTTAAAGTGGTCGTTGTATACGTCTGGGTGAAAGATTTCTAAGAACATCAAAACACGGATGCGCTGCTGCTCTGTATTTTTAAGGTATTTATCAACCAAGCCATACTGCAAGTCAAATCCAATTTTAGTATCTAGGTTAAGCTGCATTAGCCGGTCGGCAAAGTTAGATAAGAACTGACCGCCTGTATTTTTAAGGGCCTTAAGCGCCGACTGTAAATCATTGTTTTTAATAGCGTCCAGCACAGTTGGATGTGCTGACTTAAACATAACGTCGTTTTTAACTTCTCCAATACGAGGGCTAGAGTTAGCTACTGGTTTAGGTTCAGTAGCTTGAGGCGTCTTTTTAGCTGCTTTACGCTGCGCTTTAGTAAGCACAACTTTCTTTTTATTTTCGGGTGTTACATGTAACG